AATACATGCCAGTTCTTAGGTAACTTCCAAGAAACATATTCTTGTCTGTCTAAGATCTCCATAGTAGCTTGCATAAATCTATGATCAGCTCTGGTATAGTCATCTAGAACTAAGAAGCCACCTTCACCTTTACCCTGAATCCATTCAGGAGCAGCATGGGACATTCTCTTCCCAATAACTTTGTATCCTTTTGCACTAGCTGCAGATATCTGAGACTCATTAATCCATGTAGTCTTACCTTCAGCATTTTGTATTTCAAATTCTTTTACAGGAAAACCTACTAAGTCACCTAATTCTTCTAACTGAGATAAATTAAGCTTTACAACTTGCATATTCATCTCTTTACCTAACTGCATTATAGCAGAAGTTTTACCCAAACCAGCATCACCTTCTATATTAATAGCTACAGGAACTTTACCGTCCTTCTGGATTATCTGGTTATTATTAACCATGTGCTTAATAAAATTCTTTAACTCCTCTACATTTAATTGAACTTGACTCATCTTTTTTTGTTTTATAATTCTAATTTAATAACTTTTCCTGGTAAATCTGTATTCATACTAGATCTCTCTGATAACACCCATAGGACATTTCCTCTAGGTTTAACATCTGCAGTGCATTCACCATCTGTAAAATACACTAGACTTGTATATTTTTTAGTGTTTGCATTATAATACTCTAGGACAGGGTCAAACTCAGTTCCTCCCCTACCTTTAACTTCTATCTCATTCTTACCTCTGTAAGCCTCTATAGATTTAATAGTTGTATCACATTGGATAATAGTAATCTCTACACCAGCTTTATAGATATGGTGTATCTCATTCATGAACTCCATAAGCTCTGAATCACTAACAGAACCAGAAGTATCAATACCCAACAACATGTGTTGTTTCATCTTAATCTTGAGACCAGGATTAGCATCAAATCTTCTGTTTTCTTTTCTCCTAATTTTCTTAGTGAATACATGAGTACTTATACCAGTAAATCTTCTGAGATAACCCCGCCAATCAAACTTAGCAGCAACTATTTCTTCTATAACAATAACTCCTTCTATCTCACCTGGAACAGTACCTCTTTTCTTCTCAGTTTGTTCCTTAGCATCATTTAAAACTTTTTGTAACTGTTTCTCAATTAGTTTCTGTTCAGCCTCTGTAAGATTTTCAAAGTCCTCCCAAGTACTATGATCAGGTGTATCACCATTCTCTATGTCATCTAAAAGACTATCCATATTACTGTCACCACAAGTACCATTCTGATCTTTCTTATCCTTTGCTTCTTTCAGTTTATCATAGTAATATCTACAACCAGCTTTCCTATCAAGATTCATATCAGGATAATCATCAATCATAATACCTCTAGCTGGAACCTTGTTTGCTAGTTCTCTTATTTCTTCTATAGGAGCATCTCTTTCTCTAGCAGCAGCTATCTCAATTTTAACTTGATCTCTTATAGCATCTATTTCTTCTTTGGTATACTCACCACCCGGAAGCCAGCTGTTATCAATATACTGATTGATCTCCATGTCCATAGCTACATTAGCTAGTCTCTTATCACTAAACTTAAAGAAAGTAGTAAGATGACCAAATGCAATATGCAACAGCTCATGTTTAAGTAAACCCAATCTATGTTCTTCAGTAAGACTTTCCCAGAAATCATCATTGATAGTAAGCTGATAATTAATACCATTCTTACTAACACCTGCAGTTGGAACTTTTCTCTTGTCCCAGACTTTATTCAACATAATGAGAAAGAACCCATAATAGGGCTCTTTCAACATTAAGTCTTTAGCAGCTTTACTTAGACTTTGTACTTTATCCATTAGTCTTTTATTTTAATATTTATCTCAAATTTATCAGTAGGATAACCCACCTGATCTAGAAAACTAACCATATCAACTACAAAAGATTCCATAAATAATTCTACAGATGCTTTACTAGCTTTGTTGGCTGTCATTAGACTGAGAGTTTTAGGACCGGTAAGTTTCTTATCATCCATACCAAGACTCTCAAATGTTTTATATATTTCAGGACATAAGTCCTTCCATTCACTCATACTAGCAGAACCATACTTAAGTAGTACTAATAGTTCTCCAGTATATTCTTTTAAATCTACATTCTTTAATGCCTCAAATGCTACAACATGATTCTCTGTGTCCTCAGACTTGAGCATGCCCAGCAAGTTCTTTGTTTCTTCTTTGTTAAAAATCATCAGTCTTCAATTTTTAAGGTTTTAATAGCCCATTTTTGTGGTTTACCACTTTCAATCATATCTACCCACTCTTTAGCAGTAGGGATGTAATTATTACAATCCTCCTTAACATGCTGTTCTGCAATATACCGGACATATACATCTTTACCATCAGAGTTGGTAATTATCATACCAAATCTTTTTTCACATTCAAATATACCTTCTGAATGATGTCTAAACATTCTATGCATACTATGACCTACCCAGCCCTTAGTCTCATCTAGATAGTTATGTATCTCCAAATAATCCACAGGAGAGCCACCAAACTTTTTAGCTGATGATTTTGCATGTTGCCAAGGATGTGCCATTACTTTTTATTTAATTGTTCAACTACTCTTTCCCAGTAAGTTCTGTTCTTCATCTTACCATCATTATAAGGTGCTAAAGAAAGAACTGCCCTAGCAGACTTTAATGATTCTTCTTTAGCATTATCTACACCATGTATCTGCACGGCATAATCATACAGTTCTTTTGCTTTTTCTTTTTCTGTCATTCTTCTTCTGCTTTTTCTAGTAAACTACCATCATGAAAATAATCTTCAGTCTCAGTAATTCTTACCGAGTTATTTATAATATATTTTCCTGAAGGAACACATATACATAAATCTCCAAAACCACCTTCATTATTCCACCAATCCTCTATATCATTAAGAAGTTTATCTTGTGCAAAATCTTCAATTAAAGAATAAGCAGCTGAATCTAACTCTGCTAAATTTGAATCATTATCCCAATTATCTACATTGTCATTTACATCTTCTGGTGTATCACACTTTTCTGTTGTATATCCAATCCATTCTATGGCACCGGAGTCTCCTCCACCATCATATTTTACTTTAACACCAGTCACACCAAGGTCAGCCAACTTAAATAGAAGACCTGTCATTTCATTTTCTGTCATAATTATTTTGTTTTATAGAACCTCCCAAGGATGTTCCCGTTTAAATACTTATCATTCTCAAGCACATCATATAAAAATTGATGTTTGACTTCTTGATATGTCAGCTCTGTCTGAGTATTACATATCTTAAGGATTTCCCTTCTGATAATTACTCCTGCTTTGTGAGCTTCCTTTAGAATCTTATTACTACTGTAATATCTCATGAAGTCTGGTTTTATTTCTCTCCGGTACTTTTTAAGTCTTTTGTCTGTTGACATTGCTAGAGCTTTTTTACCCAGAGGTCTTTTTATATTAGCAAAGAAGTTCTTCTTACCAATATATGCTATAGACTTACCGTCTATGATAGCATTCATAATGTAAATAAACCCCACACCTCCTTCAGGTATGTCATGTTCATTAAACTCCTTTCCTTGATATATCCAGCTCATATCTCATATGTATTAATTGTCCTGTAACTTCAGCTAACTCAAGATTAATCATACCATTCTCATACTTTGAATCTTCTAACTGTTCTGTAAGAAGTATGTTTTGTTCTTCAAGTACAGATATTTCATCCTTAAGCTGAGCTATTTCTTCATTGAGGTCTGTTAACTCTATCTCAATTTTATGTCTTAGATCTCCAAAAAAACTACTAGCATAGTCAATATGCTCCTCAAGGTCATTCATTGTTCTTTCTAAACTCATAATGCTTGTTTTAATAATGGGAATAATATTTCTCTAACTTTATCTACACCATGTTCTTTTACTGAATCTGACAAATCTTTTTCCATAGGGAGCAGTATAGTATTAAAACCATACTTGTCCTTATATCTCTGAGCAGCTTTGATACCGGGCTCATCATTGTCAAATAGAACAATTATCTTTTCATAGTGTGGTCTCAGTTCTCCAATTGCTCTTTCACCTATCATAGTATTTTCACTGTCCGGAGCAATAGCTTCAATATTACTTATACCAAGTTTATTAAAAGCCATTAGGTCCTTAAGTGAAGAAGTAATAAGCAAATATTTACAATCATGTCTTAACTGATCTGTACCCTGAATATAATTCTCTACTTTAATAAACTTTTTGTCAGTGTTCTTAGGCATATAAATCTTGTACAAGCTACCATCATTTCTAAAATAACCATATACATAGTTTCTCTTAAATGTGTGTGATATCTCAGTACCATCAAGATCATTCTTACTCATAGTAAAGAATGCTAGTGGTACAACATTATATCTATTAAGTATTGCTGAACCAATTTTATATCCCATCCAATATGTCTGATCAAAGTTTGTCCAGTGCCTCATTTCATAATCAACTACTTTGTACTTATCATGATAAAGAATATCTACTACAGCTATAGTATTGTTCTTTACATAGATCTGATAGTCCTCAAGTATTTTATATGCTGCATGTCCTCTTGTGGGCATGTTAAACAAAGCCTTTACCAATTCAATGCTATCTCCCTGATTACCAGATGAGAAGTCCTTGAACTTGTAAAATTTTGAGACTGTATCATAATAGATAAACATACTAGGAACTTTGTCCCTTGCATTAAATATAGATAGAATTTTTACATCTTGGCCAGACAGCTTTTCCTTTAAGTTCAAATAATACTCAAACACCCATTCTCTAGGTATTTGACTTAAATCAGTTATTAAGTTTTTTGTAGAAATCATACTACCTATTTTAAAATTAAGGGGAAGCCACTTAACTAACTTCCCCTTAGGACTATTTAGTCTAGGTTGAAGTCAGAAGAGCTTTTAGGTGGTGTATCAAAACCATCATCTTCACCAAAGCTTTTTACTTCTTTAGTTTCTAGTTTCTTAAGATGCTTAGCTTCATCATATATCATGACTTTACCAGCTTCTATTTCTCCATAAGCATATTTTTTATTATCTGCTTTTGGCAACCACATATCATAGTTAGTATAACCTGTTTTACCTTCATATTCTTTACCTGCAATACAGTATTCAAGATAGATATCTTTGAATGGAGCTGAATTGTTAAAGGCATTGATAAAATCTTCAACAGTATTATGTTTACCATCTTGTTCTACAAACCAGTCATAGATTTCAAAAGTTTTACATAAGTTCTGTAAGAAGATTAAGATAGATCTGTCTCTCTGAATTTTAATACCAGATTTAGTTTCACCATCAGCAAATGCATACTGACTAGCTTTTACCCTACCAATTTGACCGGCATAATGACCCTTGCTTGCATCATCTTTGTCAACCATAAAGCCCTCAAAACCTTCAATAGGTTCTGTTTCTACATTCAACATCAAATGCACTGCACCTGGTATGAATGAGAAGTTTTCCAAGTTTACACTGTTAATTTTTAACACATGATTTCCTGGAGAAATTGTTTTAGGTAGTCCACTTCCGCTACCTGTTCCTAAGTCTGTTGTACTTAATCCCATTTTGTTTTATTTTGTTTGTTTTTATACATAAATTTTGTCCCAGTGAAACTCTAGTTCACCCTTCTCATTCATTTCAGTAACTACTATCTCTTCATTACGGAGATGTTCTGGTCTAGCACCACAAGTTGTTTCTTCATTAGTCTTAAAACTTAAAATAGTTTTGTTACCTTTTCTAAACATATAACCAATTGCATCAGCATTAGCACATATTAAAGATTTGATTTTACCAGTTAAATCTATGTTAGCAGACATAACCATCTCACCCTTATCATCAACCACTTTGTCTTTAATGTGACCTGATAAAATAATATGGGGAGCTAAGGTATCAATAAAATCTAAAACTTGAAAGAATGCTTGACGGAT